CGCTACTCTGTTGGCCTTTGAACTTGCCGCCCGTTGCAGTTTCAGAGAGGCCGGAGATCTCGCGGATTTGGCCCACGATAAACGTAATGAGCTGCATGAGGTAGGAGGGCATATTCGCGCCTTGCTCGCGACGGAGAAGTTTTGCCGCCATCGGCGAGGCGCGGATGATCGCGCCCGGTGCGTTGGTGAGATCTTCATCGGCAAGCTGCTCGTCGATCGGCACGATCCAAACGGGATTTGAGGTAAGGATCGAGGCGTCGAGCAGGAGAGCCACCAACTTATGAATAAGGTCGATATCGCCCATAGCCTTCTTCGTTCTGCCGTTGACACGGGCACGTATATGGACGAAGGGAAACTCTTGGTGCGCGAACGGATTGCCTCCATCGTCTGCGACGTGATCGCCGACAATAACAAGACGTCGGCCAGCCGGATACTTTGGGACCTTAACATCCTCTTCCATGAGGTCTACCGAGTCGTGAACCTCTACGACATGAAGACTATTCAAGCTCTCGCTCGCAAATTGCATGAGAGCGGCAACTGACATCGGAAGCTCGTAGACGACGTTTCCTTCGGTAATCACGTACTGCAACGGCTCGTGCTCGCCATTGGCGAACCGGAAGAACTTCTTTCGCGTGGCGAGCTTATTATTCGCCGACCAGCGCGCGCGCCGCAAGGTTATCTCGTTCTTCGGTCCTTTGGGCCTGAGCCACCACTCGCGCACCTTCACGCCCGCAGAGCCGCCACCGGGGCGTTCTGCTGCGTCACCGTGGCGCGGGGCTGAATAGAGCGTGTTGCCGGAGTATCCGGAACTCGCTTGCGCGGGAATGCCGATATCGCCGGTGGAGTCCGGGTCGAGGTAGCCACTGTACGTCTCGACCGAGAGCTTCAGCTTCTTATAGCGCGACATCAGCGCTCCGGGCGTATCATAGTACTCGTACAAGAAGAGGTCGGCGTCATCGACGCTCGTCGCCTCCTTGTTCATGAAGACGTACTCGGACGAAATGACCTTCATCGTGATCCCGCCTTCGCCGCCGTACAGGCTTGGATCGTGCCGGAGGGTGAGGTAGGATTCTTTCTTCACCCTCGATATCAGTACGGCTTCTTCACGCTTGCGGTCCCACTCATCGCGCATCTCATCGAAACTGCGGATAGCGGTCGCGATCTCCGCTAACGGTTCGTCCTTGAGCTTGAGAGATTCATAGACAAAGCGCGGCTTATTGTCGCACAATAACGCACACCACTGCTCGCATATCCAGCTGCAATAATTGATGACAATAGAATTTTTCCACGGAGCTCTATTTTTTGCCCACTGATCCCCGTTGAAGAATCTGACGTTGCGTTCGATCTCTTTAATGCGGGGATCGGCTTCTGCCTTCAGGGTAGCGGCGGTCTTGTGCGACCATTTTACGCGCGCGTCTCGCTTCGCCTTGCGGGGCAGCGTGAAGATGGAGGATCCCTCGTTGCCTTGGCCTTCACCGGAGCCAAGGAATTGCGAGGCTGGTTCGTGAGTGTACGGAACGTCACTATTCATTAGGTTTCCTGTCCAACGAACTTATCAAGATAAAAGCATGCTTTGCGATAGAGATTAAACAATCGATGGTTTCCTACGCCTACATCTTTGGCTATTGTAGTAACGGGAACATTTGATTCCTTCATAACGTAAATATAGAGAATCCTTCTAGCATAGTCTTCAGGCTTACCATGAGATACGATAAAAGACACGAGCTCTTCGAGACTGTTTTTAATCACCTCTGAGAACTCCGAACTGCGCTCCTGCGCGATCATCATTCCCACCCTAGACTTGGCGGGGCTTCCGCCAGCTTCTTCGCGATCATCTCGCGATTACGCGCTTTGCGAGCCTCAGCTTCGCGAGCCTTCTCCTTATCGAAGTCGCGCTGCGTCCCCGCGTCCCACTCGATCATGCCTTTGCTCTTGCGTCTCCACTCAGCCCGACCGCCGCGAATCTCGGTGCCTCCGCGAATCTCGTGGCGTCCGTCGATTACGCGGTCCTGGTTGTCAAGCTCCGTACTCCCGTAGAGCGCCTTTCCGCCACGATGCTCCTCCATCCCCGGCGCTCCCTCGTTGAAGTGCGCGATATCGTTGCCGGGGATCGTCGGGTAGTAGCCATCATACATCTCGTCCGGGGGCGCGAGCATGAGCGATTCGACGTGCTCGTCGAGCGGGCCATCGACCTTCGTCTTGCGCCAGCGCCCGCAGTCCTCGTGATACAGGTCGGCATAGCCGGGACCGGAGACCATGCGCAGCCGCGCGTTCGGGCAGTCGCAGTGCTCCCATGAATGGAAGCGGTAGGTAATGCGCCACTTGAAGGGGAGCGGCTCCATCGCGCGCTTGGCAATCTCCGCCGCGTTACCGACAATGGGCAGGGGAACGCGCTCGTAGCAGGCGTGGACGAGCTTCCCATCCCGCTCTCCGATCACGCGAATGCGACTCTCTGGAACGTCGTACAGACCGTCGGGGAACTCATGGGGATTCTCTCCCGGCACGACCGGCCAGCCGCGAAAGTCAAAGGCTCTCGCTAGGTCGTAGTACTTGATGTTTTTGGGTCCGTCGGAACAGACAAAGAGCGGATCGCTTCCTTGACGTTCTAACTCCTCGTTGATCCGGTCAAGGTATGGTAACGGATCGGCATATACTTGCTCGAACCCGTCATCGTCGGACGCTGCGCTAACCGCCATTTGCGGGCAACGGATTGCCAGGAAGACCGACGAGTCCGGTTGCTGGGATAATTGGCGACGGGGACTCCGTCACCAATTTTATCCACGATACAATCGAATCGCTACGCAAGCCAAACGCGGTGCCATTCTCCCCCGAAATTTCGATGATCCCCGTGCGGTCCTCGCGAAGAAACCTCGCCACCTCATCGACGATCCTTCGCTTATGCTCGTCCGACACGGTGATTTGGAAGTTACTGAGGAGGTTGATCGCCCATACTTCGCTCAAGAAATCGTTTCCCAATCGGTAGCCAAAATGTCCGCTTGCGAGGCCAACCATCCGGGCTGCATGGTCCCCTTCGCGGTGAACATGTCGATATGCGGGTCGATCGTGATCGAGGCGTGCCCTTTCAAAGCCGCCGCATAAGGCGTCCCGGCCGTGATCGGCGCGTTGGGCGTTCCTGGAACGTACACCAAGAACATATTCTTCCCGTTCCATCCCGCACGACCGACCTTCTTACCGGCGATCAGCGCCGCGATTGCATGTCCAAAATCCACTGTTTTCTCCTCAGAGCGACTCGTATTTCGGGCGGTTAAATCCGCCTCTACTCGTTCCAAACACATGTTCGAGAAGCGGATTCGTTTGCCTCTCCGGCTCGCGCTCTTGCTTGATCCGTTGCGCTTCCCATACATCCTGATTGACCGCGAGGGCGATCATGAGCGCGATCGCGTGATCGTCGTGGCCCCCAGAATGATTCTCGATCTTGCCCCACTCGTCTCTCGTACATTCCGTGAGCTGGTTGTAGGTTTTCTCATCTCGGAGAATGATCGTCGGCGCCGGGTGGTCGTCGGCATCTCGATTGCCGATCGCCTCGACCAAGAGGTTCTGCATGACCGGACGCGTCTTCGCCGAGGTCTCCCATCCGAGGTAGTCCATGCCTGGCTGTTTGTAGGGATCGGCATCCATCCGCTTCCAGCGGTACTGCCGAGTCGCGCCCATGAGGAACAGCTCACGCGCCACCGCGATTGCGCTCCCCTCCATCTCGATTCCAAGGAGCGGTCGGTGGTAATAGAGGTAGAGCATGTAGAGATTGTCCCGCACGACCGAGGGCGGGCACTTCATCTCATAGACCGCGACCTGCTTGCGGTCGCGTCTTCGCAGGACTTGGGCGACCCAGGAGTCCGAGTCCGGGGCCATCCAATCGTTTGACCCATCCACTCCGACGACGTAATCCTCATCACTCTGCGGGGTTGCCCAGATGCGGAACTCTTCCCAATCGCTGTGAAATTTTTGATCAACGTACAGCGCGCCATCCTTCTCGCGTTGACGGATTTTCCCGCGCAGAACGGGCTGGCAAACTTGCCGACCGAGAGTCTCCATTCCACGTAAATCAAAGGTTGATTTTCCAATCTTCCTGAAGCACGACTTGTACGAGACCGGGTACTCCTGACGGAAGGTCATTAAGCGTTCGTAGGTATCTCTTCCGCCGGTATTGTTAACTAAGCACCAACGACGCCACGCGATGAATCCAATCGAAGCGCCGTATTTTTCGATCAGTTCGACTTCTTCTTCGCCGCCGTATCGGTCGACTTTTCCTAAAGTTTGTTTGATCTCTTTCTTCTCGTCGTCCGTGAGAGGTTCGAGTTGCCCCTGCGGCATTTCATCCGATGTCCGGTACTCTTCGTGCATATAGCACGCAAGAAAGACGGGTACCCAACCCTCCTTCGGTCGGTCTGGCTCACCAAGTATTCCGTCGATCACTTGTTGCCGCGTCGGCACTCCGTACCTCGACCACTGCGCTACCCATTTCGGATTTCGCTCGATCGCTTCCATCGCAAGCGGGAAGTAAAAGTCGTCTTCGCCATTGGGCGTCGTATCAAGGATTGTGCAGAACGCAGGAGACGCCCCCATTGCGCTCATTGGACCTTCTACGACATCTTTCCACTTGTCGCCGTAGAACGCGGCTTCCGACCAGATGAAGTAATTCGGGCGAAGGCCGCGCATACCCGAAGGAACGGTGCAGATAAATTTACTGTTGAGTCCTGGGCGATCGGCACGCTGCTCCGCTCTTGGATTATCGAGGTTTAATAACTTTGGATTGTCGATGCGCTTCATTGGTCGCATCCAGCTTGGCAATCCATTATAAAAAGTTCCGATTCTTTCCATAAAATCGCTTGCTACGTCCTCGTCTTTTACGAGCAGCAGCGCGTTCATATTCGGCATCATTATTCTATGGAAAGCCCTGGCGATATTGTGCTGCGTGTAGCCAACCTGACGCGGTTTGATCTCGACGATCTTCTGCGCGACGCGCCGCTTGCGTTGCGATTCACAGCAGAGGTCAAGCATCACCTGCCCAAGCCACGGCTCTTGGGTGATCAGCTCGCCATCTTTCGTTGTGGTCTTCAGGAAGTTTCTAATGTAGAAGATGGGGGACATAGCGATCTTGCGTGTGATCGCCGCGCGGATCTCAAACGAGCAGTCGATAGGATCGCGACCATCGGCGACCTGCCGTATAAACTGCGGCAGGTCCATCCAATCGGTCTCGTTATAGACTGAGGTCACTTTGGCTTCTAATTCTCGCCTCCGCCATCGCCATAGTAACGCTCTTTAAATATTCTTCAGCTTCATCGAAGTCGTTAAACATTACTGCATATTCATCGTTAATGGACAAACACGGGCGATAGCACGCCATTCCCGCTTTATCACGGCACTCGACAGCGCCTGCTCGGAAGCAGCGTGCAGGAACGATTGGTGACTTATTTGGTTCCCAGCCTGTTTCAGTAATTCTCATCGTCATCTTTTCCTCGCATCTAATGGCACGCTTGCGATCCAATCTTCCCAGGTGTCGCCGCTCGACTTCGCGTGAGAATCCATCTCTTCGAGCATATCCGTTGACTTCAGCACCGCTGCGAGATTGTCGCTATAGAAAATCTCGCGCAGGCGCATCATCCGATGAGGCTTCGAGATACCGTGCATGTCGAAGAGATCCTTGTTCGACATCGTGTTGACCGCGCGGGTGATCTCTTGATGTAACTCAGGCTCTCGGGCTTGCGCTTCCTCAAGAGGAATGTCAAAGACCAGAGCAAGCGCTTGCGCGGTATCTCCATAGGTCTTTCCAAGCTCTCGGCAGTAGAGCGAGAACCGATCGCGCAGGTGCTTGGGATCAGCTTTCTTTCGATCCTTCGCGCTCTCCAGGCGTTTCGGCCCGACATGCTTGAGGGCTCCTGGCATCGGCGCTTGCGGATCGAGCAGCGTTTGCCGAGCGCGGGTCGTGCGCCGGCCAGGGACGATCGGAAGCGTCGCCTCGTCGATCTCTTCTTGCACGGTCTGCTTGCGAGCCATAGGCGCTAGACTTCCTCCGCGCCGATGCCCATCTCACGCGCGGGGTACTCCTCGTCATCGCGCCGGTGCCGCGTCATCTCACGCGTGATCTCAGAAAGCTCGTTCACAAACCCGCTCTGGAACACATCGGGCGGTTGCGGCGGGTCCTCGATCTCCTCGACCGGATCATTCGGCTTCTGGCCGCGCATGACCATGTTAACCGTCTTCACGCGCGCGGAAACCCGCGCGTCGATCTTCTCGGAGATGAGATTCGCGGTTTGGGAGATCGCCGTGACATACTTCGTCGCTGCTTCTTGCTGCGATCGTGAGACTATGCAGGCTTGCTCATGCGTCTTCCAGGCGAGTGAGAGCGCTTCACGAACGACCCAACAGAGACCGAACATGGCACCAAGAGCGAGAAGGGCAAAGCCCACCAGGGCCGCTTCGCTTTGCATGGCTTCTTCTTTCTAGGATTCAATGGG